ATTGGTTTAATATTGAAGAAAGATTAAATCTTGGTACTGGTCAATCTCATATGGGATTCTATATGCAAAATATTTTAACTTTAAATAAAGTGTTAAAATCTGGATTTAAGCATATACAATATATGAACAAAGAAGAAACAAGAGCAATGAAACTTGGAATAATTGGTTTAATAAAAATTCAATTACTTATTTACTTACAAGCAATGATTATGTCTTCTTTTGGAACAGATCCTGATGATAAAAAAAGATGGAGTAAGATATCAAAACAAACAGGTGCATTACCAACATTTTTAACTAATGAGAAGTATTCTGATAAATTTGATGGATGGAATTGGACTAAAGCTCACATATTATTACTTGCAATGAATGTTGAATCAGAAAGTAAACACTTTACTCCTTTTCCAGGATATGGTTTAAATGATATGTACTCTGTATTATCAGGAGAAGATTCAATTGCAATGACTGCTTCATATGAAGCAATAGTTAACATGATAGGTGATTTATGGTATACAGCATTTATGACATCTCCAGAATATAAGAAAGATGCTGGAGCATTAACAGTACAAGAAAAAGGTACAAATAAATTCTGGAAAAAAGCACTTAAAACATCAGGTGTAAGTGGTAAATTAATTGATCCAGTTACTAGTGCTAAGAATGTAGAAAATGCAAGAATAATTAGATAACAAACCCCGCGTGGAACCTGGGAGAAAAAAAAAGGAGGAGCAATTAAGCCCCTCCTTTGTTATTTATACAATTAATGTTACATCCATGTCTACAAGATTATTCTTGATCATGGTTTGTACAATCCTAGATTCTCCACCTGCCTCATCAACACCAATTAAAGGTAATAATATTTTTTTACCTTTAAACTTATTGTTGATTTTTATAAGACAAAGAGATAAAGCACTGTAATTAAGAGGGATATCACTATTTAAACTTGGTTCTTTCATAAATTGAGTATATGCATTAACAACTATAATGTCATTAACTTTTTTACTTTCAATCATACCAAGTTTATTTACCATTCCTTTAAATTTCTCAGCTTCTAATGGAAACTGATCTGCTTTAAATTCTTCAGCAAATTTAACACCAATATCATCTGTCATACTGCAGAAGCAATTACAACCATGAGCTACAACATCATAAATACCTAATTTAGATAATTGTATGATATCTCCTCCTTCTACTTCTTTAAAATTACTCATTCTTTTGTAACTTCTTTTTTTGTTGAAAAAATGTTTACCATATTTATTTATTTTTATTTTTAGTTTTACTTAACATTATTACAAAGCTTATAAAAGCTATTAGAAATATATATTTCATACATTAATTAATTCTGGATTATTTTTTAATAAATCACCTACAGCAGCAATTTTAACAGGTTTTGCTTCTGCTAATATTTCAGCATACTTAAGTATACCTTCTTGTATTGCAGACATACTTTTATCATCTGTATTCCATAATTTATGAGTTTGATCATCTCCTGTAATACTTAATTCTTTTTGTAATTGTTTAATTAACATTTTAGGTTTATGTCTATAATAACTTGTACCTTCTAGTTCATCAAGTAATTCATGTACTAATTGAATAGTTGCAGAAATTATAATTACCTTATTATTTAATTCTTCTTTTGTCATTATTTATAATTTTATAATTAAAATTTTTATTGCAATATTAAAATATATATCTTATTGTATTCCAAGGAATTATTTCATCATGTAAATCAATCCATTCTTTAATATATTGAGATTTAAGATTATGTTTATACCTTATGTTTTTACCACCATACTGTGATATTTTATTCTCTTGGGTAAGTGAGTTCCACAGCAAATGTTCACCAGGTAGATTGTTAGATAAGTTATACAGATGCTTACTTTCATTGTGAGTAAGAAATATTACTTCAGCCTTGACTTTGTCTTTATGCTTTACAAATCTATTGACTTGTTCAAACAAAGTTCTATAGTTTTGTAACCAATCATCTGTTACAATTACAGGTGAGAAGTTAATATGAACATCATAACCTGCATCAATAAATTTATTAATAGCTTTTATTCTATCAATAATTTTAGTAGTGTTAGGTTCTAACAAGTCTGCATATTTTTGAGGCATGAGAGAAAATCTGATACGTATCTTTTTTTCAGGATTATACGTAAGAAGTTCTTTGTTTACGTATTTGGTTGCAAAAGAACCCATTGCAATTTCACTTTGCTTAAAAAAGTCAAAGATATATTGCCACATATGATACTTTAAGTGTAAAGCAAAATCTTCATTACATGAGATATCATAAGTAATAAACTTCTCATGAGTTTGATTTGGCTTGTCAACAACAGAAAACCAGCTATGATTGTTAATCTCAGTTATTATTTCGCTTGTATTTTTGGCAATGTCTAAACCTTCTGGTTTATGACGTTTCATGTAGCAGTATGTACAGTTAAATAGACAACCATGCCCAAAGCTTGGACTAATATAATCAGTAGAGCGACCAGATGGTCTTATAACCATTGACTTTCTAATTACTTGATTCACCATTATTTTACAAATTTTGCATTATTAATTGATTTTGTTAATCTACCTAAAGTACTTAAACAATTTTCACATATTGGTAAAGCTGATGTACTATTACTATAAAATGGAATAGTATCTTTACATGATATACAGCAACTAGAAAATATTGAATCTACTATATAACTTAGATTATTAACTTTTTGTTCCAAAGGACTAGTAACATTTGTAGATGTATAATTATCTCCTATATAATTTCCATTATAATGATGCTTGTTATCACTCATTTTCTAAATATTTTACTATAAAACCATTCAAACACAGTCCCTGATAATATTTTTAATCCTATAAAGATTAAAATATTCATCCACCATGATGTATTAAACATTGCATCAGCTAATATTACTACAGCAAGAGTAAGAAATGAATTACATAAGAATTGAAACAAATGCCAACCATCTGTTACAAATACTAAAAATGTAGTAGATCCAAAAAACTTAGGACCTTGTGAGTAAATGTTATTTTTATATTTATTTCTCCAACTAATTGAAGCATTCCAAAAATCCGGATTGAAATTTTTGAATATTGATATTTTATATTTAAATGCTAATGTATCCATTACAGCATTACATATAGCAGCTAATATAAAACATACTATTATTGATATTGGTAAAATCATAATTTTTTCTTTTTCCAACTAAAGTAATTACCAATAGGTAATACAACTACTCCTAAGAATAAGAAGAAGAATGAAAACCACCAATCTTCACTATTTCTAACTATTTCAAAACTTAATGCTAATATAAAAATTAGTATCATAAATACAGATACTTTTATATAATTAGCTTTAAAGTGTTCCCATTGTGTCATCTTTTTTAGTTTTAAGTTTATAATGCAGAGGTCTATCATCCATATCCGGTCTCAATTCCTCCATTTCTAATAACATAGTAATACAACATCCAGCATGTGCTAAATGTGATTTACCAGTTTCAGGATCACAGGACTCTCCCATATACCAAGAGGTCATATGACGCTGTAAAGCACCATATAACCTGGTATATTCCATTCCTTTAGCCCAATTCCAATCTGCATATTTTTCTGCACCATATGTAAACACTTCAGATATTTTCTGTTGTGCTAATGGTGGAAATAATTGCATCATGTTCTTCCCATCTTGTTTATCATTCTTTTGAGCTTTCTCTTGCATAATTAAAATATAAATGGATTTGATTCACTTTTTTGTACTTTTGGTTCTTCAACAACAGGTTTACTAATAATAATTTCCTCTTCTGAAACTTCTGCTACATATTCACCAGCAACTTGATCTTCTAAAGATAAAATATCTTCTTCTACTTCTACTTCAACTTTTGTAAATAAATCTATTTCAATTACATTATCAAGTTCATTGATAACTTCATCAACATACATAGGTTCAATTACTTCCATTGTGGCATTAGATAATTCTGTTGCTAATTTTTCTGTAACAGGTTCACAAATAAAAGCTGGAATATTATCAGGTGCTGGAGGAAATTCTGTAGCTTCTTGTGATTCTAATTTTAAATGAGCATCATAATTAGCAATTACATCTTCTTTTTTAGGTTCCTCTACAACTAAATAATCTAAAATATTAACTTCTTCTGGTTTAGGAGATACATCTTCACAATTTGCTTCAGTTTCTTCTTCAACTAAACCATTCATAATAAGATGTAATGATTTTTGTTTTTCCATCCATGCTTTAGGATGAGAAGTTTTTAAGTTTGAAGCTATTAAATTATAAATAGACCATAAGTTAGTACTCTTATGTTCTTTTTTAATATTAATAAGTTGAGAACTTGAAATTACTCCTTCTTCAAAATATAAAAGACCCATTAATGCTGCTACTTCATATTTAGATAAATTTGTATCTTTCATAAAATCTTTAT